TATCTTCATGATTTGCTCCTCATGTGTTTGTGATGACGGCGGGAGCCGAAGCCCCCGCCGATTCATCAGGCCAGAATATCAGTGATGGCTGCGAATGATTCAGGATGACGAACACCTGCATCGACAAACTGCAAGGCATCGATGTTGATGTTGCCGATTCCGGACGTGTACGGATCAACCTGCAGGTTGAGCGCACCCCATTCACCGATCAGTAATGATGACCAGTCACCGAACAGCATGGCTGACAGGACATTGACACTGGTGCCCTTGCTCAGTGTTTTCGGCACCTGATTTGAGCGGAACAGGTCATACCCGTTGGCTCCGAGAATTGCGGTCGGCAAATCGCGGTCTTTCGAGCTGAACAGGTATTCGCCGGTGGTGGTTTTGAGTTTCTTCATCTGGCCAACCACGCGGGCATTGGTCAAATAGCTCATGGTTTCAACATCAGCATCCGAATCAGCAACCAGCGTCTCAAGCTCGACCAGCGGATCGACATCGGCCAGCGCCGCGCCATTGGCTCCCATTGCGAATGACCCGATGCCGGCTGTATTCAGGATGCCAAGCGGCTGTGCGCCAGCGCCTGTGCCGTTGATGCATGCCGCATCGATGGCCAGCGCAATAACCTTGGCAATATCGGTGCGCGTCAGCGCTTCAACGTCCGGCGATGTCTGCAACAGCGCCTGCAGCGTGATGGTTGTTCCTGCGGATACGCCTTTGGGGGTAAGTGTTACAGAATCGTATGCCTGATCCGTGCGGGTTATTGGAGCGCCTTCTGCAATCCATGCGGCCTGGGCTGCTGCGGTCTGACGCGGAATCGACAGGTTGCCCTCAAGTCCACCCAGCACCGTTGCGCCGAGCCTGCGAATCATCATTTTTGCGCGCAACAGGTCGATAAAGCTGGATGCGAGCACATCGGTTTGCACATTCGCAGCGGCAACCGTGGTGGTTACTGCACGGGAAAGCACGTCGGTCGGAATATAAATACCCTTGCCCTTGCCTCCGAATCGTTTTGCGGTGGCCATGCACACCTCATGCTCAAGGCCGGCATTCGACCAGTCCCGCGTTGCAGCCGCGTGAATAGCGCGATTGAATGAGAAACCGGCAGCCTCTTCATCGTTCAACCCGATCGGGCTGCGCTGTTCTGCGCCTTTGGCAATTACGGCGTCGTAAATCGTCTGGCGGAATGCATCCACCGTGGTGTCGGACTGGCGGGCATCGCGCACCAGTTGGGCGACGGTATCGCGCCCGAGCTGCTTTTCGGCGCGCTCGCCGATGGATTCGATGTCAGACACGCGCTTGCGGTCTGCTTTCAGCGCGTCAGCGCCGGCTTGTTTGCGTGCAGCTTCCAGATCAATATTCTGATCAGCGGGCGCTGCCTTGTTGTTTGCTCCTGGCATAACAACCTCCTCTCGTTTTGAGTTTTGTTCAGGCATTGCGCCTGCCTTGTTACCCGCTGCTGCGGATTCGGATCGTGCATCTTTATCGGCGGCATCAATCACCGCCTGCTCGGCTGAGCGGCCAACGCCCACTGTGGCATCGGCGGGCACGCTGACCATCGACACCTCAAACGGTTCCCAGTCTGTGATGCGATATGTGTCGCCCTCATCGCCGGTTTTTTCCAGCACGGCTTCATGGATGCGGTAGCCGACGGATACTTTCGAGCGGATGCCGTCCACGATGTCCTGAAAAATCTCCTGGGCGCGTTTGGCGCGGGAGAAACGCACCACGGCGCGACCGACTCTGTCGCCATCGACACGGGCTGATTCGATCACCCCGACCTGGTCGCGGACGTTGTGATCCATCAGCAGGGCAGCGCCATCATTGAGTCGGTTCATGCGCATGGCACCGGTGCCATGATCGAGTATCTCATCGCCGAACCAGCGTTCGACCGGCAATTCGGATGAAAATGACAGCTCGACCGTGCGGGCCGACTCATCGATGCTGCGTTTGTCGATGCTGAATTCGCGCTGCAACGGCTCGGCCTGCATGCGTTTGAGGATTTTCTTGTTGATATCAGGCATTTGCAGCTCCCATGGATTCAAGCGGCACCAGGCCGCTATCGTAATTTGTGCGCGCCTCAATGGTGGCCATCATGATGGTGGACGCGGCGAATGCGCTGATATTCATACTGCTGCCAAGTGAATCGACGGCGGCAAAAATATCATCATTGCTTTTGCTCTTTTTAGCATAGAAAAAACTTGCAGAGATGCTGCCCAGTTTTGCCTCAACCGCATCGATCTGTTCCGGCGTTTTTGGTGTTAGCACCAATAACGTGTCTGCGCCGGATGCCGAGGCCAGCACGGTCATCGGATCATCGTTGCTCAGCGTGACGTTTTTCAGGGCGATCCGCGCAACGGGCAGGGTAAACAGGACGGCCTTGTGATCATTACCCAGGCTCAGCCAGTCATAAGCCGGATCGGCGTCCGGCTCTGCGGCTTTAACACCGAACGCCTTGAGATAAAAATAGCGATAGTATAAATCAGCGCCTTCGGTGGCTGTAATCGCCAACGCCTGATCGAACGCCTCCGGGCTGGACACCCAATCGCGGGACTTCAGGTTTTTTTTGTCCGCCGCCGACAGCGCCTGAATAAACGAGTATAACGCAAACAGCGTTTCATCCTCGACATTGACGATATGCTCCTTCGGTTTCTTTTTGGCCAGATACATGGCCATGGTGCCGCCATCGGCAAACGGCTCGACAATTTTGCGATATTTCGGCGCATTCATGGCGATGGTTTTGGCAATGCCCAGATCCCCGAATGCCATTATCCATCCACCTCAATGGTCGGGATCATTGACGATGGCATATAGATAGCATCACCACCGGGCAGAGGCTCCAGGCCTTCTGCAGCACGTTTTTCGTTGACTGTCTGCTGAGCAGGGTCTCCATTATCCGTTTTCAGTATCCCGGCGTCTTGAAGTATTTTGTTTTCGCGCGATATTTCCGCCCATACATCATCCGGATCGCGGCCCATGTCGCGGATGATTTCGGAGCGGGATTTCAGCCCGAGTTCGATTGATTTTTCGTTGGCGGCCATATCCTTGAGCGGATCGACCCATGCCCAGCGGCGCGGCTGGAATGAAACCTTGCGGAATTTTTCAAAGCGATCCTGCGGCAGCGGCTTGAGCACGCCGGCCTTGGTTGGCACCCGGATCGTGCCGATGGCCAGTTGCATATCCAGCCAGGACTCGAATACCGGGCGCATAAACGCATCGATGAACCATTGCTGTAATGTTTTCCACTGTTCGCGCTCTTCGAGTACGCCGGCGCGGATGGATGAGAAATTGACGCCCTCCAGATCGTTGGCCAGACCGTTGTAGGCCACACCGAGGCCGGATGCGATGCCGCGCAAAGTGGCTTTGACGAAATCGCCGAACTGCTGGTGCGGATAATCGGGGTTGAATGCGGTGAAATCATAGCCTTCCGGCAACACCTCAAACGCGCCCGGCTCGGCATCCTGGATGAATTCGCCGTCCGGGGTTTCATCATCGGCCAGCGCCTCCGGGCCTTCGCCATCGGCGGCATGGAAAAAACCCATCTTCGATGCGCCGATGCGCGATGCAATCACGGCAGCCTCTTCGTAGCCGTGCAGGTTTTTCATGCGCACCAGCGCCGAGGCCATCCAGGGCACGCCGCGCGACTGATCGATCATTTCCGGCAGATACAGATGCAGCATCTCATCGGCTGGCACGCGGATGTGTTTGCCCGTGTAATAGCTGGACTGGTAGAGATCGGCGTGCGCGTCATCCAGCAGGTAATAGGCCAGCGGCTTGCCGTGTTTATCCATTTCCACGCCCATGCGAACGCGGTTGCCGCCGGGGCGGGTTTCGTTGTAGCGGATATCGAGTAGTTCCGGGTCAATCAATTTCAACTGAAATGCATACGGGCCGGCATTGACGCGGCGCACCAGGCATTCGCCGTCCACGGCCACGGTGGCGATAATCAGGCGGCACATTTCTGTCAGCGTCAGCCGACCGGCGGCATCGCAGTAGCGCGACCATTCGCGCCATGTCGATTCGATGGCATCCTGTGCCAGTTTGTCAGCCTGACCGTCCGGATCGGCGGCTTTCGACTGCATGATGATGCCATTCGGGCCGATGATGTTGGATTTGACCATGGCGATAAAGCGGCGGGCATAATCATTATTGCGCGACTGTTCGCGGGAGCGGGTGCGCAGGGACTGCAGACCCTGCCAGATATGCCAGTTCGGCGGCGTCGGCACGGTTCCCCAGCCGGAATTCAGCCGGGAAATGGCAGCGCCGGCATAATTACGTTTGCGGGCTTTTTTCTCCGACGCTTCCGGCACGCTCGGCGCAAGCATGCGCTGATCTTCCCATGGGACTGAGGGTTTTCTGCGGAACAACTTGGCAATATTCATGATGCGGCCATGCGGGTCAGCAGGCGGCGGCGATGTGGCTTTTTGCCAGTACCGGAGTTTAGCTCAACAACGAATTCTCTCTTTAGATAGTTCCGATGCTTCCTCAAATCTTCCAGCGG